AATTAAGCGAAGAACAATTAACTTTATTACAAGGTTTAAATCAAAAATTTAGCAATACAAAGATAGAGATAGCAGATTTAGAAATTAAAAAATCTGAGCTTATTTCTAATGTATCAAGTATTAAAGAAAAGTTTGCAGAACAAGAGAAATTATTAATGAAAGAGTTTGGCAAAAATGCTATCATTAACTTGCAAACTGGAGAAGTAAAAGATCCAGAACCAGCTTTAGAAGCAGAGGTTGTAAAATAAATATTATGGCAAAAATTAGCAACACATTAGCGTACCCAAACATTTCTGTTATTGACTCAGCAGATTATTTAATTATAACTGACAAGGAAAATGATTTAATGACAAAATCTTGTACGATTTCAACTCTTTCTAATTTTATAATTGATGGTGGTGTTGTTAAGTTAATTGCTCCTAATAATAGTGTATGGAAACTTCTTGTTAGTAATACAGGAGTTTTAACAACAGAAGCTATTTAGCATAATTAAAATGGATATAAGAAAAATTTCAATCGGAGCAGATTATAAATCTGGCGCTATGCATTACATAGTAGGTCAGGATGTTTTAGGCGGTAGTTATGGAATACATCTTATTCAACATGATAATATCTCAGAGTCTTACAAAATTTGGATTATGAAGCAAGATGAAGTTTTGCTTTGGAAAGAATTTAAGTGTACCTTACCTATATCTTTAGAATATAATATAAACTTTTAATGAAATCTCCATACTCGTTTATTGTTAAACCTTACAAAAACAGGAGGTACGATAATATTAAGTCCTATGGTGATGTAGACTTTATTACAAGTACCTCAGAAGAAGATCATAAATCTTCTAATCGTTTTGCTATTGTAATAGCAACTCCTATAAACTACACAGGGCCTGTTAAAGAGGGCGATATACTTTTAGTGCATCACAATGTATTTAAGTTTTATAACGACATGTATGGTCGCAGAAAGAGTGGTAAAAGCTTTTTTAAAGAGGACTTATTCTTTGTCGATCCTGATCAATTTTATCTTTATAAAGCTAACGAAAAATCTAAGTGGATGGGATATGACAAATATTGTTTTATTAAACCATTAGAAGCTCAAGATTCTTATCTAAATAAAAATTCTAAGAACGAACCATTAAGAGGTACTGTTAGGTATATTAATGATGAGTTAATAGAAAAAGGAGTTAAAATTGGTGATCAAATATTATATGAGCCAGAATCCGAATATGAGTTTGTTGTTGATGATGAAAAACTTTACAGAATGTTTACTAAAAATATAACTGTAGTGTTATGATAAAGATTTATGAAAATGTAATATCTAACCCTGACTTTTATGTTGAAGAAATATTAAAAAAAGGTTTTTATAATTTACCTGATGGAGATAATTTATTTAAAAATGTTTCTCAAAAACATGAAGATGAGTTTTATAAATTTCTTTTTAAAAATATAGATAATTATAAAGTTGTTTTAAATTTTGTACGTCAATCACCATTAGGACAAAAAGAACCTAACTACATTCATACAGATGACATGATGGGTGATTTGACTGCTATATTATATTTAAATAAAAAATATCCCACTGGATACGGAACAACACTATACGACAATGATAATAATGAGGTATTTATATGTAAAGCAAAGTACAATTCTCTTTTCATATTTCCTTCAAGTGTAAAGCATTCGAGAAATACTTTACACAATTTTGGTGAGGGTAATAATTCAAGGTTAGTTCAAGTTGCATTTTTAAATAAAATACATGAGTGATTTTAAAGAAATGCTTAGTGAATTAAATATTGATGTAGATATTTTAAACAAATATATAGACTCTGAAAAGTTTAAAGAATTAGCAGGGCCTGTTGTTGATGATAATAATAAAAACTACAGGGTTTTAAATTCTAAAATACAAGGTAAAGGAATATTTGCTAATAAAAATTTTATTAAAGGAGATTTAATAGGATATGCTGAATTAAACAACACACGAACTTTAGCTGCAAGATATACAAATCATTGTAAATTAAATAACGCTAAATTTTATTATATTAGAAAAAATAACAATTCTGTTTTAATTGCAGAAAAAGATATATTTTTAAATGATGAGATTTTAGTTAACTATAGACATCACACTTATAATAGAAAGTATTATGAGTAAAAGAGAAAGATCAAAAAAAAATAATGAATTTTTTGAAAAAACAGATAAAGCAAAAATAAAATATAATCGTAACAAAGATGGATATACAAAACATAAAAAAAGAGATTATAAAAGCTGGTGAGTCTGCTGTATTACAACTTATAAAAGTTGCAAAAGAAGATATTATAAAATATGATAAAGATGATGAGTTGGCTGCTGATAGATTAAAAAATGCAGCTGCAACAAAAAAACTTTGTATTATGGATGCTTTTGAGATTATAAAAAAAATACAAGAAGAAAAAGATTTAATAGAAGGAGTTGATACTAAAATAAATAATACCCCAAAAGGATTTGCAGAATCAAGATCAAAGTAAATTATATATAGAACTTAAAAATATAGTTCCTAAAAATGTTTTGACAACTAAAAACAAAGCACGTACATGGGCCTATGGATATAATGAAAAATATAATTTTGTTGTAATTTCAAAAACAGGTCAAATTGAAAGTATAATAAATGTAAGTGGTTTAAATATAGCATTACCTAAAATTCCTAAAGAAGTTTTTAAAAGGTCTACTAAAAAAGAAGAACAATACTGGGAAAATAAAATTTTACCAAAACAATTATCAAGAATAAAATCAATATTTCAATGGCATGAAACACCTGCAAGTTTTAAAAACGAATGGGTAGATTATGTTGAAAATGAATTTAACTTTAGAGAACAAGGTTTTTGGTTTTTAAATAATGGAAAGCAAACGTATATTACAGGTACACACTACATGTACTTGCAATGGACAAAAATTGATATTGGATCTCCAGACTTTAGAGAAGCAAATAGAATATTTTATATTTTTTGGGAAGCCTGTAAAGCAGACAAAAGATGTTTTGGAATGGACTATTTAAAAATTAGACGTTCTGGATTTTCATTTATGGCCTCCTGTGAAGGAGTTAATACTGGTACAATAACAAAAGATGCACGTATAGGTATATTATCTAAAACAGGAGCAGATGCTAAAAAAATGTTTACTGATAAGATTGTTCCTATATCTAATAATTATCCTTTTTTCTTTAAACCTATTCAGGATGGTATGGATAAACCAAAAACAGAATTAGCCTACAGAGTTCCTGCATCTAAAATTACAAAAAAAAATATGTATCTAACTGAAGACCAAGAGTTAGAAGGTTTAGATACTACAATTGACTGGAAGAACACTGGAGACAATAGTTATGATGGTGAAAAATTACGTTTACTATTACATGATGAAAGTGGTAAATGGGAACGACCTGATAATATTTTAAATAACTGGCGTGTTACAAAAACATGTTTAAGATTAGGTAGTAAAATTGTTGGAAAATGTATGATGGGTTCAACATCTAATGCATTAGATAAAGGTGGAGCTAATTTTAAAAAACTATATAACGATTCTGATTGCGCTAACCGTAATTCAAATGGTCAAACTAAAAGTGGTTTATATTCACTTTTTATTCCTATGGAATGGAACATGGAAGGATTTATTGATATGTATGGTATGCCTGTTTTTGAAAACCCTAAAATACCCAGCCTGGGTATTGATGGGGAAATGATAACTCAAGGTGCTATAAACTATTGGCAAAATGAAGTTGATTCATTATCTAATGATCCAGATGCTTTAAACGAATTTTATAGACAGTTCCCAAGAACAGAGTCACATGCCTTTAGAGATGAAAGTAAACAATCTCTTTTTAATTTAACTAAAATATATCAACAAATTGATTATAATGACTCATTAATAATAGGACGTAATATAACTCAAGGTTCGTTTTCTTGGGAAAATGGAATTAAAGACACCAAGGTTATTTGGAGTCCAGATAAAAGAGGAAGATTTTTCGTATCTTGGTTACCAGAAAGGTCGTTACAAAATAGTGTAACAATAAAAAATGGGAGAAAGTATCCAGGCAATGAACATGTTGGTTCGTTTGGTTGTGACTCATATGACATTTCTGGAGTTGTAGTTGGTAAAGGATCTAACGGTTCTTTGCATGGTATGACTAAATTTAATATGGATAACGCTCCAAGCAACGAGTTTTTTTTAGAATACATAGCACGTCCTCAGACTGCTGAAATATTTTTTGAAGAAATACTAATGGCTTGTGTGTTTTATGGAATGCCAATATTATGTGAAAATAATAAACCACGTTTATTATATCATTTTAAAAATAGAGGCTATAGAGGGTTTAGTATAAATAGACCTGATAAAACATTTAATAAATTATCTAAAACAGAAAAAGAATTAGGTGGAATTCCAAATTCAAGTGAAGATGTAAAGCAATCTCACGCTTCTGCCATAGAATCATACATAGAAAAACATGTAGGATTAGATTTAATTCAAAGTTATAGAAATGATGATGAGATGGGTGTAATGTATTTTCAAAGAACATTAGAAGATTGGGCAAAGTTTGATATTAATAATCGAACTAAGTTTGATGCGTCAATAAGTTCAGGGTTAGCAATAATGGCTAATCAAAAACACTTGTACACACCAGCTAAAGAAAAATCGAAAATAAGCATTAACTTTGCAAGATATAATAATAAGAATTCAGTTAGTCAATTACTTAATAAATGAAAGACGTAAAGATACAAGTAAATGCCTCTGCATTTCCAGACCAGTTTGCATCTGACTCCGTTAAAGATTCAGTGGAGTTTGGACTACAAGTTGGACAAGCAATACAATATGAATGGTTTAGAAGAGATAGTGGATCGTGTAGGTTTTATTCTCAATGGGGTGATTTTAATCGTTTACGATTATATGCTCGTGGGGAACAGTCTGTATCTAAATATAAAAACGAATTAGCAATTGATGGTGATCTAAGTTATTTAAATTTAGATTGGACACCAGTTCCTATTATTCCAAAATTTGTTGACATTGTAGTTAACGGAATGAATGACAGACTTTTTAAAATAAAGGCTGTTGCTCAAGATGCATTATCAGCAGAAAAAAGAAACGAATATCAAGAAATGATTGAGGGTGATATGCTGGCTAAACCCCTGCTTCAACAAATTGAATCTGATTTTGGTGTAAATGTATTTCAAACTAAAGAAGAAGAATTACCTGAAACAGATGCAGAGTTAGAGTTATTCATGAATATGAATTACAAGCCTGCTATTGAAATTGCAACTGAAGAAGCTATTGACACTTTATTTCAAGCAAGTCATTATAATGACACAAGAAAAAGAGTTGATTACGATATTACGTGTTTAGGTATTGGAATGGCTAAACATATTTTTTTGCCAGGAGAAGGTGTAAGAGTAGAATATGTAGATCCAGCAAATGTGGTATATAGCTATACTGAAGATCCATATTTTAAAGACACTTTTTACTGGGGTGAAATTAAAACAGTTCCAATAACTGAGTTAATTAAAATTGATCCATCATTGACTAATGAAGATTTATCTGAAATCTCTAAATACAGTCAGTCTTGGTATGATTATTATAATTCACAACAGTTTTATGAAAACAGTATGTTTCATAGAGATACTGCTACATTATTATATTTTAACTACAAAACCACACATACTTTTGTCTATAAAAAGAAAAGTATGCCAGATGGAACATTTAAGACTGTTGAGAAGGATGATCAATTTAATCCACCTCAAGAAATGATGGATGAAGGTAACTTTGAAAAAGTTACTAAAACTATTGACGTATGGTATGATGGTGTTATGGTTATGGGAACTAATATTATGCTTCAATGGAAACTTGGAGAAAATATGGTGAGACCAAAATCAGCAAGTCAATATGCTATGCCTAACTACGTAGCTTGT